CTTGTACTTCCGCCTCCAGTAGGTCCTTTCAAAGAAGGTCCATAGAGCGATGGATCAGGTTTAGATTTGAATGGATTTCCAGATGAACTTGAAGATTCAAACCCTCCAAAGTCTGGACCTTCTACAGGTAACTTATCAGGACTTCGTACACCTTTTGTTCCCCATTGTTTCAACGATTCTGAAGAATCTAAAGAATTTGAAAATACTGAAGAAGGTGGGTTTATTACAGGTTGATCTGAAGAAGGTTCATCTGCGAACGGTCCATTCTCTCCGAACACGGTTCCTGTGGATGATCGATTTTGAAGAACATCTCTTGATGAACTTACATCTTCTGCAGCTGGAACATCTCCGACGTCTGGATTCTCTAGATCGCTAACAAGATCTGCATACCCACTTGAAGCTGCATAGTTTGCGGATGCAGCTTGTCGGACAGCATACCGAGCCCGTTCGTTCTTTTCTACAATCGATTGATTCTTGGTTTCAACAGTGGGGTTTCCAGAACTGTCGAGTAATGTTCCATCGGTCATCCGTTGAACGACCCATGAAGGTGCGTATGGAACACACGTTGGTTGAGTCAGTTCTGCTTTAGTACCGACTGACCATGTATCAATCACAGTGTCCCAGAAAGTACTGCAATTCGTAGAGCTTAAGGTTTCATCCACTCCTTCTCGAAACGTTGTGGCTATGAATAGAACCATACACACAAGGATTAACAGTATCCACTGTTTCATTGTGTTTACATAACATTTTCAGCGGAAGGAGGGACAGATGCAGGACGAGGACCTTTCCAAAGAGATGTTCCATCTTCCCATTGACCTGGATTTAAGGGAGTAGACTGTGTAACTTCTTCATAGTTTCCTTCTGAGAATTTGGTGGAGAGTACAGGGTCTGCAGGTTTATACGATACTTCAACTCGTGTTCGAACTTGATCGCGTGCTAGTTTCGGTTCGAGATTCGTAACAGACGGTGTAAAGCGTACAGATTCTGTATCACGTTGAGAGGCTGTCTTTACATAGTCAATATCAAATCCATCCATGATCATTCGCTTAACGGCTGAAAGTTGTACACCTGAAACAGTTCCTGCAGGTGAGGCGAGAAAGGTATCCACCTGAGCTTCCGTTGGTTTTGTTTGTGCAGGTGAATAGACTGAATCATAGAATGCAGCTAACACTGTAATATAGTCTGACTTCACAGCTCCCGAAGGTGCTTGAGCCGATACTTTACTATCCCATGATTTACATGCACTATTACTACATTGTCCTGAAGTAGGGCAGGCACAAGGTCTTGAAACAGGTTGTGTTGAATCGGTAAAGTGTTCTCGAAGGAGTGCGAACCAAAGTATCGCTAAAAGTAGAGAAACTCCTAACATCAGTTTCCACTGTTTCATTGTAGTATACAGAGATCGTTTGTCGTCTTAGGAGGTTCTGCTTTAACAGGTTGGGCTTTGCGTTCACGACTTGAAGCGGGTTCAGCTGAATCTTCGATAAACAATCCCTTCTTAACTGCTTCTTCGGAAGCGTTTGCGCCTTCCCAGTGATCAGACATTGGATCGAATCGAGCTTGGGTTTTTGAATCGCGAGGTTTGAATTCAAGAAATCCAGTTGGAATTGTATTTTGAGTATCGATGGGTTCAACGTACGGAGATGGACGAATCGGTCTACATCCTAATGCATCTTGATATTGACGAAATTGACCGAGTGTTTCAAAGGTACGATTTTCACCTGTTGCGCGTGAAATTCCGATCCATTTCTTAGAAGGTTGTTGATTCAATTCATCTAGGCACGCCATTTTCTAGGTGTTGATATAAATAAGATGGCAAACATTGTACCTCTTCGAACTGGAATTGTATCTGAACCTGAAGGCGGTGTGAAGGGTTCCCTTGCACGTCGTCCACTTCTCGTGTTGTTTTTTATGACAGGATGTTCGCATTGTGAAGCGAATCAGCCTAAATGGGAAGAGTTTAAGCGAAAGTATTCTCATATTCCATCCGTTGAGATTGAATCAAGTAATGTACCCTCAACTGAGAACGTTTCAGGGTTTCCAACTATGAAGTATAAACCTCGAAAGGGTCGTGAACGTGTACTCGTCGGTCAACAATCTTCATCGGGTGAGATCGCTCGCAAATTGGGTTTGTCGAACCGTTTGACCAGGCGTAGTTCCCGTAGGGCGAGTCGTCACGTCAGCCGCAGGCGTTTTGGTCATTGAACCCTTCGTCACAACATACCCTTCATTCAATAACTTTCCAGACGCAGCATCCTTCCCTAGAAACGATAATAATCCTTCGTGATCGTCTGTTGGGACCGTGTAGAAATTACGTTGTGCGGACATCAGTTGAAATACATCTGTGGTGTCCATGTAGAGGTTAGAGGTTTGAGCGAATTGTTGATTCACTTGTTCGCGAACAGATACATCTGTTGGATCGGCTGCAGGTGGCTTCTTAGGATTTTCGTTAATGTCAATCAACGTTGGGTTCATAAACGGATTGTTTTGAGTCGGAAGCGTCGACTCTGACCCAGTGTATCCACTCACTGCAGTAGCTGTACGAAAGGGTTCAATGAACTGTTTCGCATTTGGATACAAGTGATGAAGTGCAACTGTGATCATCATGACAACAGGAACATATACAAAGTACTTAACGTCCATAGAACATGCGAATAATAGAATGCTTAAATAGACCGTAAAACGGACAACTGCATTCAAAGCTTCTTCAACCCTCATACCTGCGGTGGGCACAAATGCGAACCACGTGTCTGAACGAAAAAGTATAGTTGGATCGGAAAACCAGAATGTCATCTCTTATCTTCAGCTGCGACCTTTTTCACGCAATTTACGCTGAAGACGAGCTTGCATTCGTGCTCGACGAGCTTCGGGAGAGTTTGACATGATTTGACTCGAGGTGTTTCCAGTCGGAGGACCTTCGCGACCGACTCCAACCATTTCATTCATATACTTTCCGAAACTGGACTGAAACTTTGCTTTCAAGGTTTCAATTTCACGGATCAATTCCTGCTGATTGATACGACCTGATTTGATACGTTCTTCAAGCATGGTTTTGACTTGTGTCATAATGTGTCGAACCGCTTCACTACGTTCAGGATGTTGAAGTGCTTGTAAGATCTCTTCTGGACTTTCGAAATCAATTCCTAAATCATCTAATTTAATAGATGTTGCAATATCACCTACAATCGATGCAAGACGTGTCTTCATCAAGAGTTCAAACATCTCGGTTAGCGATGACGACGTTTCATCGGTTTCTAACATCTTTAGAATTTCACTCGTGTCACGATGCGTTTCAGGTAAAATCTGTTTCATTGATTCCATGATCTGTGCAACCTTTTCCTTAGGATCTCCTCGTAAGAAGGAAAAGATAAGAACCATGTGAAGTGCTTTCCATTCCTCTTCGCTTCCTGTCCATACAGTGCGAATGTCGACGTCTGGAAGAAACTGTACAGCTTGTTCTCCACGAAATAAGGAAGAATCACGGTGCATTAATTTAGCAGCATGAGGAAGAAGAACGTCTGTCAAATGAGTGTAGAGCTCATCCGACGCACGTGGAAAATGAATATCAGAATGTTTCTCTTTAAAACATTTGATCAGAGTTCGAAGGTGTTCCATTATTAAGTTGAGCGAGTGTTATTTCCAAAACGGGACGCAAAGTTTCGAATATCAGACTGAGATAAGCAAATACATCCAGCATCCGAAGAGAAAGGTGAAGGGCAACATTCAGGACCTACTTTATTATGCATGAACACTGCCAATGCTGTATCGTCTGCGACTTCATAAGGACGTTGAGGAACTGGTTTTGCTTGAGTTTCTAGAAGAGGAGAGGAGATTCCATTCGGAGAGCTTTCAACAGCAACTGTTTCTGTATCAAGAGGCGCCATTCCATCCTTCGGTAATCTAAAGGTTTCAATTCCACCACTGAAATCGGTCAATCGTAGTATGACTCCAACAAAGAGAGCCGCGATAAAAAAGGCAAGGACGACGTACGTTCGATTCATTATTTGAAGCCTGGAAAAAAACGGATTCGATCGGGTCCAGGCGAACAAGTATCAAATGGACTCTCTATCTCTCGTCGAACTTAAGCAACTTGCTAAACAACGCCGTATTAAACAGTATTACATCCTTAAACGCATTCAGTTAATTCAACTTCTCAGTCTAGATGAACTCCCTAAATCCTTCATCATCGAGAAAATGACCCTTGCGCAGCTTCGAGAAGAAGCAAAGCGAAAAGGTGTTCGTGGTTTCTGGACATTGCGTAGAGATCAATTGGTGGAACTTCTCTTTCCAACCGAAACGACGAATCTACGAAATTTGTCTGACGACATGAATAAAGTATGAAGCTCTCCTCTCAAAAAATGGTTCGACTCGGAATGGTTCTAGTGGGTGTCGTTGTCGTCTACTCACTTTTTTCGTCCTATTCTACGGGCAAAGGTATGGTAGTAGATAACGCTTCCGAACTAAATGGTTCAGGATCAATGGCACCCTTGTCTGATCAAGGACCTATGTCTGTAGGAACCTCTTCACTTGGAGGTAATGCGGTGTCTGTAGGGGACATGCAGGGACGCACTCCTGCATCTCAACAGACCTATACTCAAAACATTTTGTCATCAAGCGAACTTCTACCAAAGGGTGAGCTAGGTGCTTCATGGGCAGCAGTTAATCCTGCAAGCAACAAAGATATGGACGGTCAAAACTTCCTACAAGCAGGATATCATGCAAACGTGAATGTCATCGGAATCGCGCAGACAAACCGAAACCCACCATATGATATTCGATCTGAACCACCTAACCCACAATCAAAGGTCGGTCCATTCTTACAGAGCACAATTGACCCAGATCCTTTCCGTGCTAACCGAGCACTTGATGGACTCAGTGGTTAAACTCGCAGTAGTAGATAATGCTACCGACTGCGGCTGCACTTCTAGGTGTCGCGATCATGAGTCAACTACTAGGAACTGGAAATTCAATTCGTGTACTGGGTCCAGATGGACGTGAGTACCTGATGCAGAACTTACCGAATAAAGAGGAGGCTGTTAAATTGATGGCAAAGATTCGAGAACATCTCACAAAGTTACGCGATCATTACGCCAACGAACCTGCATTGATGAATGATCCACCTGTGGCTCGCTTCGTAGCACGATTTCAATCGGATGTCTTTTCAGAGAACGATATCAGTTCTTCAGATACATCGTATTCAGAAAACAAAGGACAACGAATTGTTGTATGTCTTCGCGATAAGACTAAACCTCCTCACTATCCATTGATCGATCTCAATACGATCATGTTTGTGATGCTTCATGAAATGGCACATCTCATGACTGAAACGATCGGACATACTTCCGAATTCTGGGAAAACTTTAAGCGAATTTTACATGACGCTGTCAAGTTAGGAATTTATACACCTGTAAATTACTCAAGGCAGCCAACTCCGTATTGTGGAATGACGATTACAGATTCTCCCTTGTAGAAAACCTAACACAAACATAAGAGGACACATGACAAAGTCTATACCCATCACGGGAACAGCGTCTTCCGTATCGTTCTTTGAGGACGACACGTTGGAAACTGTACGTCAACACATAGCAGCCGCTGTCAATAGCCATCCAGATCGTCTTTTCATCGAAGTCAATGTTCAAGTACAAGAAGACTATTACGAAGATCCACGTACATGGGATGCATTGTTCCTTCGCATGTCGTTGGACGGTGTACGTCTTGATGCAGGATTGTTCAAATATTACACTGAACAGATTCGTCCAGGAATCAGTATTAAACCATCCAATTGGTCACGAGAAGATTGGAATTCAAAACCGGATGCGTTATCAGAACTCTATGCACCTGGTGCCGGATTTTATGAATGGAGAATCTTTGGTATACCTACCGCGAACTCGATTGTACTTCCTCTACCTTTCAAAGAGTTCACGACATTCACGTCTACACGAATTCCAATCGGCAATTTACAGCTCTTATTTGAATCATTGTACACAGAGGTTGGAGAGTTTAGAGCGACTGAAGTTAAAGCGGATTCAAGTGCCGCTGTGAAACGGGTGTATTTTCCATTCTTGCGCGAAGACACTCCAAATCGACTTTCAGACTCTTCACTTCGACTTCTTCGAACCAATGCTGAACATTTAACTCAGTTACTTAAGATAGCTGCTCCAGAACCAACTCGTCAAGTGATTCTGCGTGCAAAATGGTATGTTCCACTCGTTGAAACATCCTTCACTGCGCCTCGTTCTCGATTCGAGCAGATGTTTTATGGTCTGACTGTATCTACAGCCATTCCCTATGTTGGATTTTTCACTTCGAAGCAGGAAAAGACACGTCATAAATTCTATGTACGTGATCCTTCTACTAAAGTTCCCTCACTAGATCTCGCTGTATGGAAAGCGTGGATGTATTCAACCTTACCTCAGCGTCGTTTACCTACGCTACTTTTGTATCGAGGAACCTCTCGTACATCCTTTGATCGTATTGCAATTACACCTCGTGATATTCAATTCACAGTAGTGCGAGGAAAAGACTCTAAAACCTCTTTAGAAGACATTCGATTAAGTTTGTATGACTGGTTTCAAACCTTTGACGCAATCACACCGTTTATAGAAGGAGCCGATGTAGCGATTTCTCGATGGGAACTTCAAGATATGACATTGTTCGCACAATATTCAAAAGACGTCAGTGAGTTTGATATGCGACGATTTCCATGTTTACAAACACTCTTCAGCTATCAAGACGATACATTCAAGGTATTGCGTGCAGATCGACTTGCAGAGAACTTTACACCTGTTCAAATTCAAGCCTTTCAAGCACTTCAAGAAGCTGAAGTTCCATCTCCAACTACGTTAGTCGAAATTGGAATAACACCTGAAGATGCAGAAAGTCTATTTCGAAACTTTTTGAATTTAGGCGATGATCTTGATTTAGACCGTGTTCTTCGAGGATTTCCAACCATTCGCTTTTCAAATAAAGAAGTGATTCTGTCTGCGGTAACATCCGTTGAACGTACGATTCAGTATGCAAGTCTTCTACGTCATGTTCTGACCACCGATGATCCAGCTGTGGATGAAGCATGTCCTCGTCGTGTTGAAGTTGTTGCTGCGTCAACGGCTGAACCGTTACAGGTTCCAGTTCATCCAGGTGAATTTGAAGTAGATGATGATTTCTTAGCAGAACTTGGATTAAGTTCAGAACCCGCAGAACCTGAACCTACTCAACCGACTCAACCGACTGAGACCAATTCTAAGAAACGCGTGCGTATCAATGATACTTCAAAGTCAACCTATAACTATTTCAACAAACGCCTTCAAGAGTTTGATCCAGAAACGTTTGATAGTAGTGTCTATCCAAGTCGATGCGATAAAAACAAGCAGGTTGTCGTTCTAACTCCCGAAGATGAACTTCGTATTCCAGCAGAATACAATCCTCGTAACTATCCAGCGACCGAAAAACAAGCACGTGTTCAAGAAGCTAATTCAACCATTGAAGGAATTGAAGACTATAATGTACATATCATTCCGCTGACACATCGCGAAGGAATTGCAACGTGTCCTCAATATTGGTGTATCAAAGATGAACTTCCATTACGCGAAGATCAATTAGTCGATGGAGCTTGTCCAGTCTGTAAAGGTAAACTACGTTCAGGTAAAGATGAAAATGTGTCAGAGTTCACAGTTATTAAACGGGATCAGACTTCTGTATTTCCGAACTACATTGGAACTCTCAAAGACAAACAGATTCCATGTTGTTATAAAGTTGAACAGCCATTCAAAAAGCTGCCTGGATCCAAATATGAGAAAACAGATGATTCATATGTTCTCAGTTCAGCTAGAACACCTGCAATGCGACTCGCCTATATCCCTGAAAGTCTAGCATCTTCACTCTACATTCCTATCAATTACTCGCAGTCCATCAAAAAGAATCGACTCGATAGTGGAAAGTCTGATTATTTCAGTGTAGGACTCGGTCGTCCTTCTAAAACACTTCCACATTTTCTCAAGTATACAGACCCGATTCCAGAACCTAAAGATGTACCTGAACGTGTAATGCGATGTTCATTTGCCCGATCGTGGAGTGAAATGGGTGAAGGAAATACACATATTGAACGAATTGTCTCTGGAATTCAGACTGCATATAAAGAAGGACGTTTATCCATTCTTGATGAGCTTGAATATGTAACTTCGATCGTTCGATGCAATGTGATTCGCGTAAACACATCAACCTCTACTGTCAAATGCGGATTCTGGGCAGAAACACTAAGTCCTCACGAACGTACAATCGTGATGATGGACGACAATGTTCTCGGACATGTAACAAGAAGTATTGAAAAACTCAAAGGGTTTGCGAAATATACATACACTGTCAATGTACGCGATCCTTTGTTTCCAAAGAAGATGCTTTCAACACTCACTACGCTTCATCTTCGTGCATGTAGTTCTCAACGTCCTCGTTTATCGGATGCATTACATGAACTTCAAAGTAAACGATATAACTTCCAAGTTATTCTGGATCCATTCGAACGAGTTCAAGCGGTGTTTGTTCCAAAAGTAGTGATTTTACCGATTCAACCTTCTACCTATGAACCGTTGTCAGGTGTACATGCACTTGTAGGGTATAATGAAGTCAAGCCTGAAGATCTTCCAACTCGTGAAGCTCTTCGTACATTTCTCGATCAAACGACTCATCCAGGTTTCAAATGGGTTGAAGATCTACAAGATGTAAACGGTCGTCTTGTTGAATCTCTGTTAGCATCTGAGTTTCGCGCACCGTTTCAACCCGAAGACTCTAGTCCTGCAACTGCGAAAGAAGTATTGTCTACACTCTCTCGACATTCAGAATCTGAATTAACAGAAGGACTTGAACACCCTGAAGATGTTCTTACTTCGCAATCCATTTCCTATGCTGCTGAAGTCTTTGATTTCCTATTAGTCTGTCTTTCAAAAGACATTCAAACAACCGAATATACAGTGTTACGTGAAAGTATTGCTACACGCGAAAAGACACTCTATAAACAGCTCGATCAATGGCTCAAAAAGGAAGCTCATTGGGATGCGGCTCAAGGTCCACGAACGTTCATCAATAAAGTACGAACTCCTTGCGGACAGTTTCAGCAAAAAGACGCATGCTCTTCTTCGTCTTTATGCGGCTGGAAAGCAGGCAAATGTAAAATCAAAGTCGATTCATCCGTTGACCGTACACAGATTCTACGTCGATTGACAACGACCTTGATTGAAAATGAAAAACAACGTGCACTCGTATTAGACGATCGAGTTTCGCCCTTCTTCAGCACAGTCTTATATATGGAAATGCCACATGAATTGATTACAACCAATCCTTAAAAAATACACTAACTCGGAGCTCCGATGTAGTGTAAAATTTATTAGCAATGCCTCGTTTCGATCGAGGGTCCTACTGGTTATGAGCCAATCGCGCTTCCTCTGCGCTACATTGCTATATGAGTGTTTATGTTAGTTATTTAAGCCTTTGGTTTGATGAAGTGAACCTTCAAGAAGGATTGGAGGTTGAGGTATGTGACTTCATCTTTGTCGGAAACTCGAAGCAACTTGGCAAGTGCAGAGTTTGGAAGAATGCGTCTCTTGAAGTTTGGATCGAAGCAGTTGTGTTGCTTGACATATCCAGAGATGAACTTGGTAACCTCTGTTTGTGATCGCTTATCACCTGACTTGAGTCCCATGAAGGAGCAGAGTTCATCAGTCAATGGTCGTTGAACGAGGAAGGCGTTGTTAGCACGTCGAGCCTCCCATGTCTTGCGCTCCTCTGGAGTCATGTCTGCTGGATTCTTCTTCTTCTTTTTCTTGATCTCTCGGGCTTCACGTTTTGTGGCCTTGATTGCATCGGAGACGCTCTTGGTTGCCTCACGAACACGGGTTGTAAGCTCAGTGCTGAGTGACTTGAGTTTCTCAGCTAATCCAGCAAGGATAACATCGGAGCTCTCTACAACCTCGACAACTGCAGCTGCAGAAGGAGATTCGACGGTAGGAACTGTAACTGCAGCCTTAGAAGCAGCGGCTGGCTTCTTCTCCTTCTTTGCCTTTTGGACAACAGGGGCGGCAGGGGCGGCAGTCACTACGACTGAAACAGGGGTGGCAATCTTGGAGGCATCGGATTTCTTAGCAGGCATCTTTGACTTAACTGAAGTAGAAGAAGAGGACATTTCTAACGCGCTGGTATACTCTTACCTCCAGCGGTCATGTAAGTCACTTCTCGGATGAAGTTTGGCATGGGACGTTTTGTATAAGTGAATAAACGCGACTTTGCAACCACATAATAGGTTCGATAGGCTAGAACTGGATCTAAAGCTAAATGTTTAAGAGTTTCAGGCATTGCGAGACGAGGGAGAGTCCATCCGATATCGACTAATCGATTCGGTGTATTCTGAGAGAGCCATTCTAGATGAGACTGTGTCTTATGAACTTTACCATAACGATATGTATATTCTTCGCATAATGCAAGACCTAGTTGAACTAACCACTTGTAATTTGTTAAGGATTCTCGTACCCAGCGAGCTGATGGATGAGAGGGATGAGTTTTTTTATACGCTCCTTCAGGAAGTGGAGATTCATACATCCAGTGAGCAGTATATAAGAGTTGAGCAGTTTCGAGGATCATTTTCACAACGTGTCGATCGCAGTGAAAGTGAGCCGCTTCGGTCGGGTCTAAGGATAGAAAGAAGATATTCATTTGCACTCTGAAAGTGCGTGATATTATTGAATCCGTTTTTTAGCATCGATAGAGTGCAGACAGTAGTAAAAAGATCACATCGTACGATTGTGAATCTGTTAACCCGATCGTTAGTAGATTTAAGCTATTAATGATAAACCCTGTACGCGAAGTAGTTTGTCCGACAAGTGCCTTTGCACAAATCAAAATCAATCGATGATTCATAGGTTTCATCGCTTCAAGATCGTGGATGAACATTCTAAACATGCTTTTTAGATGCGTATCGGTCAAGTTTGCAAATTGAGCTGGATGTACGTCTTCAAATCCATACAGGCGAAAAATATGGGCGATAATATTCCATCGATGAATAATGTTTTCAGCTAAGTCCCTTGAAGAGCCTGGAAAAACCATATGATTACGTCGACGATATAGATGTATTTTTCGCAGACGCGCAAGATCTTTATATTCAAAGGGAACCTTCGTATACGGATTTGTAGGCGCAACCGATCGAATTGTCCACTCCCATACTGTAGAGAAATCAAACCACCAGATCTTTCCTCCTTCTTCAATTCCGAAATAGTCAAACGGAAACTGTCGATGTTTGGATTCAAAAGTACAGAGATCTTCATCATTGACACACTGTGATCGTTTAAGAACTCCAGGACCAGCCCATTTTAGAATACAACGTACTTTCCATCCGCGATACAACGCTTGATACTTTACAAATCCTTTGAGTTTAGCCTGATGGACTTCGGACCAGAGTCTAGGTTTCTTTGCACGTGCATGTCGACCACAAAAGGAATGTCCTTTCATCGCATTCGAAGTACAACGAGTGGTAGAGGTTTTGTTTGAAACAGATTCACATTGTGGCATACTTACTCTGTAGTGAGTCTTGAAAACTGGAAACGCGCACGAAAAACGAATCCGTCGGTTGGCAGGTCTAATGAGGTCATACACAAAACGAAATGGCAACTTCAGCAATCATTCCTTCTGAGAACTTGGATATCAACCGCATTGTAATCGGCGAGATTCGCCAGAATAAAGCAGGAGGTAAAACCGTTCCCATCAAATACAATGGACAATCCTTTCAAGTTCGTATTCCTCGTATCAATTACCCTGCAGGACTTGTCACTCGTGTCGATGAGAAGACAGGACAACGCAACTACAGTATGTTAGCCTCCTTGAAGGGCTGTGATCCATACGCAAAGGAACGATCTGAAGATGGATCTGACATCGGACAGTTCTACAACTTCCTTCTCGATCTACAAGAGAAGATCATTCAACACACAATCGCAAACAGCGGTAAATGGTTCGGAAAGTCAAAGTCCGAAGCCGTCATTCGAGAAACAATGAAAGCTATTCTAACTCCAAGCGTGGAGAAGGTCAATGGCGAATATGTTGCAAACGGCAAGTATCCACCTTCACTCCGATTGAAGATCTCCATCTGGGATGGACAAGTCGGAATGGATGCAGTCGATGCAAACGGTACAACCATCGAACTCAATGAGGACAACCTTGCACAAGTCTTTGCAAAGCGTGTCGAGTGTCGTATGGTCTTGACTCCAAGCATCTATGTCACTGGAACTGGCTTTGGTGTGACATGGCGCGTAGTCATGGCAAAGGTGTTCCCTCCTTCACGAGTTGGAGCAAAGGCTGCATTCGCCGATATCAAGGAGCCTGAGGAATCTCTTGAGAAAGGAGAGGATGAACTTGAAGTACCTGTTACTGAGGAGTTAGATCAAGAGGCTGAGGAGAAGATTCGAGAGGTAACGCCTCCACCGTCACCTGCTCCAGTTCAGGCTCAGGCCCCAAAGAAGGGGAGGAAGGCTCAGGCGGTAATGTGACGCCAAGAATCGACCATATACTAGATTCGCGTGGAGGAGTATACATAACCATTCGATGATCGATAAACCAAACTTTTTCCTTTTCAGGAAAGGTTAGAGGTGAAGCTGTTCCACATGGAAAAGGTTTTAGTGATATCTGGTTACAACGTTCGCATGAATACACAGTCGGTCGTTCTATCACCATTTCAGGTGTGAGAACTCGAACCGATCCACGTAAACATCGTTCAAGAAATGCAGTAGGATTCGTCCATCCTTCAGATAGAAATTGTTCATATGTATGTTCAGATAAGCGTGACCAAACAGAGTCTCGCTCAATCCATCCATCTTCTTGCAGTAATGTTCCAAACGGTGTAGATTTATACCATAATAATGAAACATCTCCATTTTGATCGAGTTTGTGTTCAGAGACGCCTACTCGATCAAGGTCTTCTGGATCATATAACCAATACACATTCGCATGAGTATAGGTTGGATCACGCGCGCCTCGAAAGACTTGACGACCCGCCATCGTCCATAAATCTGAAACGATGTCCATATCGTGTTCTGTAATGTCTGAACTCACCGGATAGACAATTGTTCGATCAATTATTGACAACATATCCTTAATCAAATGTAACCTTTACAGGAACATCATGTATACGCACTGACTTTGTAGCTGAACGACTTAATTCATGTCGTTTACGACGTTCACCGTCTTTAGGTTGAAGTACTTGTGAATTGGTTTCCATATCACTATGAATCTCATCATAATGAGTTTCAAGATAGTCTAATACTTCATCTTGAATCGCCCATTCGAAAAAGTTGAGTTGACCTACCGTTGTATCCAAACCGCGAAACTGAATTCGCTTCCATCGACAGAACGGATCAAACATCTTTTTATTGTACGCCTTCAGATGAGATTTGTATACTAAATACACAATCACATGACGATTTGACTTTGTAAGATACGATACATTGTGCTTCTTCGAATAATTGGTGACAAACCAATCGAGTAGTCGTAAACTTATCTTCGATGAACCCGAAAGGACATCTTGGATCCGTTGAAAATGATCAGGGGTTGCATAAAATCCTTCAAGTCGATGTAATACCCATTGTTCTTTGCTTTGAATCGCCTCCATACTAATTCTATATTTCAGCGCTGAAAATGAGTTTCAAACGTTGACGTAAACTAAACGCAATGGAGTCTGTTGTTTTCGAATGGTTGAGAACTCCACCGTATACACGTATTCATAGACGCTTAAGACCGCTTATAATGCTCTTCAAATTACTGGTTCCATCTATGAGTTATACGAAGATTCGACGCACTGTAGTAGAAGCTACTGAAACTCTCTTGAAAGGTGAATTAGGTCGTATTTGGATGAGAGATCGTTGTGTTCGTCGAACGATACGAGTGTATGGCGCAAACGATCAACGCACAGATCAATGGCATGCGAAACGAGGCGAAATGATTACAGCCTCTGAAGTCTCAGATGTATTCGTAGGAGGTGAATCCCGTAGACGAGTTATACTTCGAAAACTAGAACCACCGTCTACCTCATCAAGCTCATCGGTTCCTGCACTTATTTGGGGAACACGATTTGAACCGATCGCAAAGTCCCTGTATGAAGAAGAAACACAGTGTACGATTACAGATGTATCGTGTGTACAACATCCAGTCTATCCGTTTCTCGGTGCTTCTCCTGATGGAATTATATTCCCTAACGATCGTTCGTTCTCGAATCAACATCGAATTGGTCGATTGATTGAATTCAAATGTCCTATTTCGCGTCCTGAGTCAGTTGGAATTCCAGATGCCTATGTACATCAAATGCAGCTGCAAATGGAATGTACGGGAATCGATGAATGCGAATATGTTGAGTTTCGTTTCAAACAAGTGTTCTCTTCTGAATGGGTTCGATCTTCGAATACAAAAGGAGTCTTTGCAGTCTTTGACACTGGACGTGTAGAGTATAAACCGATGACGATGGATCTTGCGGATTGGCAAAGACAATTGAAAGAAGAACCTCAATTCATTTATTGGATCATTCTATCTACTAAAAAAGCATTCGTATCGAAAGATCCTCAATGGTTACCGAAACATCTAGAAGAACTGAAATCGACTTGGAATGAAGTACTTCTACATCGCGCAGCAGGAACACTGCCTCCATCAACAACTACACCTAAAGTCGTTACACTTGACATTTAATGACACCTGGAAAGTAGTATCCTTCAGAATGTATATTCGCATCAGGAAACCATTGATCAGGCATGACAATTTTTCGATTCTGATTCAGATATGCGCCCCACCATGAAAAGCTCGAGTTGGCACAAATACCGCCTGCACACTGACTCATTAAGTACAATGTATCAAGTTCAGGTTGAAGTACAAGCGTATACTGAATCTCTTTCAAAAATGGACGTTTCAGTGCGTAGTCTACATCGTTTGTAACGACAAAGAAGTGCGCTCCTGGAAAGAGTGCGATTGCACGTTCGTAATATCCATCTAAGTGAAGATCGTGATACGGATTATCTACGTAATCACCTCCTCGAATATGTAGAAAAATCCCTTCATGAATACCTGTGTATCGAGTAAGTACATCCTTTGGAAGCGAGAGTCGTTGAACAAAGTCTGGATCGACATATCTCCAATTTTGAAAATATCCATGTAGTTCTGGAGATTGAATGAATCGTAGACGCGAAGACCAATCATAATAGATGAAATTAGGCTCATTAACACGTTGTGTGAATTCAATTGGAAAAGTGATATGTAAATGTCCGAAGTGTTTGAAGATCGTGTTAAAGTAGTCTGTAGATGAATGAGGTGAAGGGTTCTTAATCGAGTTAATATAGGTATTTCGCCGAGTTCTTCGACCAATGTGAAATAATGCAGCAAGTTGAAAGAGTTGGTTTCCAAGTCCACCTGCTAATGCTACAGTTAATGTTGGCATTTGAGTATTTCTTCACTATTATTTAAATACCTGAAACGCTGAAACATAATGAGTGTTACCTTTGTAACTGCCTTCTTAGATTTACATGAATCAAGACCTACAGATCGATCCGCTGAACGTCGTATTGAATTCTTTAAAAAGCTCGCTGCAACAGGCGTTCGACTCCATGTATTCGTCAGTCCAGAACACGCAGACTTACTCGGTCCCTTCAATGGAGTCAAAGAAGTCATTTCGCTTGAAGACTTGGAACTATTCGCAGTGTCCCCTGATGGACTTCCTGAAACTCGAAACCATGATCACGATACTCGTAACTTTCTCATTTTAATGAACTCAAAAATTGAATTCGTACAACGAGCCATATCCGATTCACGTCATTATGCGTGGATCGATTTCAATATCTTTCACATCTTTCAAGGAGTTGAAGAACAAGCAACGCAATACCTTCAGTCACTCTCTCAACGGTTTTATCCAGAAACCTGTCTGTATTTTCCAGGTTGCTGGGGAAAGTCTGTCTTCTGGGAATCGGTAAATTGGCGTTTCTGTGGAGGATTCTTTCTAGGAGATGTAAAGTCATTGAATGCATTCTATTCACTGTATGTGCGCGAATACCCTCGTATTCCACATCTTTCATGGGAAGTCAATGTTTGGGCTCATCTTGAAACGTTAGGATGGTCTCCAACTTGGTATTCTGCAGATCATAATCTTCGCATTCTAGACGTTCCAGCCTTTCCGATTGTAGCAAGTTTAACAACCATTCCTCCACGCGAACAAGAATGTCGTGCAGCCATTGATTCACTTCTTCATCAAGTCGATCATATCTATCTTGCAATTTCAACACACTATCGTCGATTCGGAGACTATACTCCACCTACATACTTAACGGAAGAACCCTATGCGTCAAAAGTCACCGTCTGTCAAAGCGAAGATTTTGGTCCTGCTAGCAAGTATATTGGTACAACTCCGCCTGACGATACATGGGTGTTTGTATGCGATGACGATCAAGAATACGCAGCTAACATCATTGAACGAATGCGGAAGTCTGTTCAGACAGTCGGAATCTATCAGAATCACTATCGATCGATTCAAGAAAAGACCTCTGGAGGAATGGTGCATGGATATGTAGGAAACCTAGTACATTCGTCTATACTCAAAGGTCTTCGTTCGTTCCCTCTTCCTGAATGTGCTCGATTCGTAGACGATCAATGGGTATCGATGTATTGTCAACTTCATTCTATTCCAATCATGCCTACAGAGGTTGAATCGTATTCTGAAATCTTTAAAGTGACTGAAAACGGTCATGAGAAACTAGGAACACATTCGTTGTCTGGACTCAACACACGGGCAGATAAAGTACGAGAACTTGAATCCTATTTCGGCGTTTCCTTTTTAGACAAGAGAGCTTAACTATAATATGCAACCACACTGTATCTATATTAACCTAGATCGGCGAGAGGATCGACGTGTAGAAATTGAATCTGAACTGGCTAAAATGAATTTGACGGCTGAGCGATTTCCTGCCATTGCTCGTAGTCCAGGTGGACTTGGATGTACTCATTCGCATCTTGCAGTTTTAAAACTAGCACGGGCTCGCGGTTACGAATCTGTGTTGGTCTTTGAAGATGACTTTGCATTTTGCGTAGAACCCGAAGAGTTTCATTCTGCAATGAAGTCAATTCCGTCTTCATTCGATGTGATTTTGCTTGCCTATAATTTGATTCGAGGTAGTCCTACAAATCTACCTACCTTAGGTCGTGTCTTCGAAGCACAAGCTGCGAGTGCATACATCGTTCATTCACGCTATTATACAACATTGATTGAACAATGGGAAAAAGGCGTTGAACTCTATGAAGCAAATCCTCATCAACATTGGTTATACATTAACGATCAGTATTGGAAACCTCTTCAACTCAAGGGTACATGGTATTACTTCGTTCGTCCACTTGGAATGCAGCGACCAAGTTGGAGTGATCTTGGACAACAGTATATGGATACATATCGGTAATTTGAAGAAATCCATTTAGACCACGTTCGTCTAGGAACCGATCGTGCCACGAACTTATCAGACCATTCGTCAATCGTCAGTCTATTTCCCATACCACGATTGCATTCACCACAAATAGGCATTAGATTATCAGATGTAGTCATACCACCTTTAGATTCGGGTATGATATGACCACATTCGTGTGCAAAGACAGTGATCTTGCTCGTACACCATTTGACAGGACATTTAACCGAAAACGTTTCCCCGTTGACTTTTAACCATGTTTCAACACGTAGATGTTGAGGAATCTTCTTCTTTTTGTATTTTTCCATTAAACTACTTCTACCTCACAGCTGTATATGCGTTCACTCGAAAGGGAGTTGCCATTCCTGAAACTTGCTCTACAAAGGATGCATACGGCATATGATTTGTCCTCTGATCGTACGATGAATGTTCAGTTTCTTCAGTTCGCTCGGTCTGTCGCGTATCGAGTAACTTTGGAGGGAGTTGTTTATATCCGCTTAACACATTCAATACGAACCAAAGGACAGCAATTCCTATCACTAAAACGACAATATGAATCATTGTTTTACTCGGCGAAGAGAAAACGAACTCTTCCTAAACTAGTAGAAAAGGGAGCATAATGGAAGAAGATCGAGCCCTTTCAATTTTACGTGTCCTCTATGAACGTCGCAAGCTTCCGACCGAAACGAAACCTCTAGCCTCCACTGGATTAAAAGATGTAAGTGCATACACACTGGGTGACGTTCTAGTCATCTTCAGTCAGAAGGATAAGATGCTTGAACGTGATATGAACACCTATCTCGCCTATGCAGTTGAGAATCAATATACAAACGGTATGATTGTAGTTTCCAGATCAAAACCCTCTGCAAATCTTATGAATCTCATTCGAACTACATTCATCAAAGAGCGACTTCAGTTCTTCCATCTACGTGAGCTTCAGATGGACATTACAACTCATCGAATGTCTGTACCGCATCGTATTCTATCGGATGAAGAGGCGAAGGAGATTCTAGATAAGAATCGGATTGTAAAACCTGAGGATCAAATGCCTTGGATTGATTCACAAGACATTCAAGCCCGTTTTATAGGCGCAGTTCCAGGAAACATTATTGAAATTACTCGGCACAGTGATACGGTTGGAAAGAGTCTATACTATCGGTATTGTGTTGCTGACGTAAATGTTGCCTAGTCACAATGAATGATCCAACGGCTCCCGCAACGATGGAAGACTTAGAAGCCAAATTTCAATACCATAAACGTATTTACGATACGCTGGTAGCTGAAACACTTCGAACAAATGATCTGACTAAAATCGATCAAGTCTTAACAGCCACACAAACTATGAGTGAATCTCTTTCTGACATGCTAGCTCAGTCCGCTAAATCAGGGACTACCGTTCAACAAGAAGAATTGATTCGTCGAATCATGGAAATTCAAAGAGATTACAATGGACTCTTAGTGAGTACAGATAAACTTGAAACGTTACGACGAATTCATCAGTTCATGAGTGTACAACAGGATGCGGGTCTACGAATGTTTGGAACGTTTTTCATTGTTGCCTCACTAGGAATTCTAGTTATGATTATGAGAACGTCTGGACCGCAACCGCGACTCCAATAAGTAATGCAAGTACTACAACGCGTGTAATTAAGGATGTATAGTCAATCTGAGGAGGTATTTCTTTAGTTGAAGCTACCAATTGATCTGCAATTGCAGGACCTTCATTCTGCAATTGTTGAGCTTTCTTATGAAGCGTATCAAGTTCAGGATTCGCATCTTGATAGTCATCTAAAAACGTCTGGATATAAAACTGATTCTGTGTAATTTGTTCTCTCATTGCGTCTTGATACTCTTCAATTGCACTTTGAACTTGTATCAGGGATGTTTGATCTCCTGTTATTTTTGATGCCATGAACGCCTTTTTATATGCCTCCATCAGCGTTTCATAGTCATTGGACATAAAGTCCGAGTATCCACTGTTAAAATCGGGCTGCGGACTTCGGACTATAAACCGCTCATGTTGTCGAACATGAATCGTTGCGATCAGAATCAGCGTAAACAAAAGGGCAGTGAGATACCCGACCATTATCTTGTTGATGAGTAATAAAATGCCAGTCGCACAATCTTTCTTTGAACCTGGTGCAACACAACGTCATTTGCGTGGTGTAGATGCATCTGAATATACACGATTTGTTCGCATGGCTGCAACAGTGGCTCCCTATATTAACCCAACAACTCCGATTGGAACACCCAATCCTCTTGGGTGGAGAAGTCAACAAGCAAACTTAGATGCTCGTGTCGTAAGTACTCTTTTTTCCGGTCTAAGACCGTTTGTTGCGAATAAGTAATGAGTTGTCCATCAGGATTTGAAGTTGCATTACCTACAACCTGTCGAATCGTGTGCCCTTCTGAGTTCAAGTACGTTCATGACGGAACCGATCGATGTGTATCAAAGAAAGATCCTCGCTACAGCCTCAAATTAAAGACTGTTCCACAAGGATCTGATCCTTCGGTCTTTTCAGCAGAACAGAGTCGATTTCTTACAGAGTTTATTCAAATTACAAAAAGAACTGCAAATCAATCGGACGTTGATCCACATGATCAAGTTTCTAAAGTGTATACGGAAGCCATTGATACGCTCAAACCCTTTCGTTCTCCGACTCAACCGTCGGTCGACATTGAAACAGCACGATTGGATATTCGAAAGATGTCCGAAGCTCATCTAAGAGCACTGCAAATTTCATTGTTTTTTGTGATTCTCGCGCTCTTACAGTACTTTGTTCTTCCATCCTCAATCGTTCATGGATCTGCATTCCTGACTTTATGTATTGGGTTTTCCTTAGCAATCTATCTTTCCAATAAATAATGGGTAATCAACTGTTCAAATGTCCAGTCGAAGCAGTGTATGGAGCAGCCCCTCTCTCCTGTGTAATGTCCTGCCCGAATACGTATGAACTTAAGATGGTTGAAGGTGCTCAACGATGTGTAAACATTGTAGACCCAAATGTATCGGTCCATCTGATCGCGCAACCTGCAGTCGGTCGAAAATTTGATGAACCTACGATGTTCAATATTGAAAGCTTAAAAGAATCTGACGCAGATGCATATACTCGATATTCTGCTGAACTCGCTCGATTCAAACGAGAACTTGAAAAGGCTGATTTGAAAGTGAAACATAAAGCGAAAGTCGATGCAGCGGCTGTGAGTGTACTCGCTGCAAGTGGAAATGATCAAACTGCAAATGCACAGTATGCGGCATTGACAAACGATCCTCAAGCATTGCAGAAAATGTACGATGATCAAGTCAAAAAAAACACGGATCAATTTATCAGCGAATATCGCTTCCTAAACACTCAAGCACTTCAACAACAGCAGTCACTGGATCTCATCAATAGTGTCAAAGATAATCTGATGACCGTGAAGGATGATATGGAATATTCAGTTGAAGTCTTTGGTAAACAAGTGAATGATATACGTAACCAGATCAATATCAATCGAAAAATACGACAACAGGCGGTTGATTACGGTACTTGGTTGAACATTGGATTGAATGTCATGATCGTGTTCGCATTAATTTACTTACTGTTTGTAGTTGGAAAGAAGTGGGTGAGTCGATCTACATCTACATCAACATCTAGTGAAGACACAACTGCCTTTTTTAATGCATTTACGAAACATTTATCTGCGTCAGCACCTGCTGGCGAAAAGAAATGAAATGGGTAATGGAGATCACCGACTCTCGTACGGTCGCTGAATTTCAAAAAACAACCTTTTGTGGACATCCACGCGCACATGTTCGAAAGGTATTAATACAAACGATTCAATTAGGTCACGCAGATTATGCGTGTTACTGGACTCTGGAGTTGTTGTGCTCAGGACTTGTACATAGTCTATGGGGAGCCTTCTTCGAAGCCGCAGCTCTTCATATTAACCGCGCACAACCGAATGTTTTTCTCTATTTAGCGAAAGCTTACGAAACCTATGCACCGATCGAAGCTGGATACGATATTCAAACGATGACTCGTATTCGAAACCATCCAGACATTCGAAAGATGGTCTGTGAAGTTGCTGCAACACTGGCGTTATGTCGCAAGAACAAATTGATGACACTTCCAACACTGAAACCTTCACATGCTTTCGATCCAGTCACCATTCAAGAAAGTTTGAAATCTCCTTCGCGATTGTATGGAACTCAAGTCTTGAAACCGAACGATCCTATGCCTGTAGCCATTCCAATCAATGAGTTTTGTTATTGTATTCGATCCGACGTTCGCGACTTGACACGGGCCTTTTACTGGATGTCATGGGTCTTCACGTTTTGTCGAGAACATAAGAAGCAAACTAAAACCAATCTTCTCTTTTCTTCACGAGGAGATGAATACGTTTCAGGAAGCGACAGTACCCATCCAGTCTGGATCTTCTGGGACGCAGTACGAAAGAACAGTCCACCTACGGTTCGAGAATACACTGATATTCTATATCGTATTCATTCATTGCGATGGACTCCATCGGATAAGAGCAAACGAGTCCTATTGCTCGCAGCAGTTACATTGTTATGCGAAGGATCGTTGGATATGACACCTTGTACACCTACACTTCAAGTTTCAAATGTTCTGAACGGAATGCCAGGATGGATTGATGCAATTGTGAAGATGCAGAGAAGCTTCTCGAGTTGAAAAACGAATGAACGATCGTCCAAAATGAATCTCATTCATTCAAAATGTTCCGTCCATGTTTCTCTGCAACTCAAGTCGCGGGCGCGATTGGTCGCCATAAGTTTCAAACCACTCATCAGGTCATGTATGAAGTCTTTAAGAAGGATCCTGTCTATGAAAAGAAAATTGAAGAACTCGAAAAGTTTCATAATCGTAAAGCCATTCTAAAGTTCAAAGGCTCCATTCTAAAAGACCGCGAGATTCAACGATCAGTCTTCGCAGCTCTAGATAATTGTAAAATAGCAGATGCAGCCGTTGCAAATGAAATCAACGCAACCACTGTATTAGTTGAAGCAGAGAACCGTAGTCATCAACTTGACTTGAAGAAAGCCGCAGGTGAAACAATTTCAGAAGCAGAACAAGTCGCAACTGAGGCGGAACTTCTTCGTGCAAAGGAAGTTAAAAAACAAGCCTCTGAAGCCGTCGCAGCAGCTCCAAGTGTCAATGATACACTCGACTCTGTTGAGAAGACTTGTAAAACAGTTCTGTCACGAAGACCTGATCTATCTCCCGAGATGGCGACACAGATCCTTGCAGACGCACGAGGAGAAGTGATGAAAAAACGTGGTCTTCAAAATGAGACTGCAATTCTTGATAAGTATGAAGTTGAGCGTAAGGTTGTTGTCAAGGAGCGTAATACTCGCATGCTTCGAATGGACAAAGATACGTTTGTACTCGTAGGTCGAACGGATGGATACGTAGAAGAGCAAGATCGAGTGGTCGATTCAAAAGATCGTACTACCTACTGGAAGACAGTTCCTATCTACGATGAAATTCAGCTTCGAGTGTATATGCATCTACTCGATGCAGCAGAGGCTGAACTGATTGAGCGATTTCCAAACGGTTCAACTCGTACGACCATCTTCAAGAATGACCCTGAATTATGGGCAGACATTGAAGCAAACCTTACACTTACAACCAAACGAATGAATGATATCCTTGCAGATGCGTCAAGTTTAGAGGAGCTTGTCTTCAAGAATACAATCGAGAATGGAAATTAGTATCGTGGAGCACAAACCTACATGGGCAAATCAATTAGGTCGTTCGTATGAAACGAAATTCATTTATACTGGAATGGGTCGTGTGAATACACAGACTCAAACCTATCAAGCGTTTCAACATAGTTCTAACTTTTTACTTTTTGAACGTCCATTCAAATCAGGTGTAATCTCGCGGGCTTATTCAACCGAACTTGCGACTGTCACCGAATATTCACAAACACCTCGTCGATGGAAAGAAGAAACTGTCAATGGTACATTTTACTTTGAACAACTCCCTACTGCGTAGGTTTACGTGATAAGAAAAGACAGTCGCAGAACAAATGGAGGCATACGATGTTCTCGCAATCGCTCTTTCATCCTTGATTATGTTAATTGTCATTCATCTATCAGTCTTTGCCGTGATTCGATGGATGTATCCTCCGATCTCTCATCCACAAATGAAAGTTGTAGAAACAATTCCTCCGCCTTTCAGACAAGCCCCGATACCTAAACAAGAAATTGATGTACCCACGTATGTACCGCCTGTACAAGTGGAAGCCCCTCGTGAAGAAGGGCGTACCGAACCTGGAGCTAAACAAGGTACCGCAGTTGAACGGCCTTCCTGGTTGGTTGCTGTTGACCCAAAAACCCTCGACCAATGAGTTTGTTGCAGTAAGTATTGATGAAAAAGGAGGACATTTAGAAGAGCTTCCGATCATTTTAGATGAGCGTATCTGTTGTGATACAATCTTTCGAACCACACGTATTTCAAAAGATGTCTTTGTTATTAATGATCTATGGGTGATGAATGGAACTAACGTTCATTCGCTTGGAAACTGGACACAGCGTCAATCATGGATCGAAGAGTGTTTACGACTCTTTCATCAACCTGATTTAACTGCGTTAGTCACACTCTCGGATGCGCCTGTAGGGACGCTTGTTCGAGGGTATGAATATTATGATGATGTACCAGGCAGCATTGGAGTCTTTTCGTGCGAAGATGTAAATGCCTGAAACATGTGGAGGTCGCCGTAGTAAACGAAAAAGCAAGGCTCAAACTCGCCGTTCCCGTACTAAACGTTCACGCACTCGTCGTTCACGCACCCGTCGTGGAGGTGCTGCGTTCCCTAGTTATGGAGGACCTGTATTAGGACAAGGTGGACAACCTGCAGGCGCTGTGTTTACAGGAACCAGTGTTGCAGGTAAAGAAGCTGTAGTTGTAGGAGGTCGAAGAAGAATGCGAGGAGGTACTGGAGGTGAAGGAGTTGGAGTTGGATTTCGAGGAGAAATAGGAGGTACACGTTGGCCAATTGCAGAACGTAGTCCAGCACCTACAACAACTCATGTTTGACGTTGTAATGCATCCGCCCATACGTAAGGCATATACTTTGGATTATTGGTTGTAATGAAAGGTCCTCCTACTTGTGCAACACGTAAACGCATTCGTTGCATTGTAAATTGAAGCTCCGTAAACTCAATGGATTCTTTCCAAAGTCGAAATGCAGTCATTCCCGATGAAACTAACATGAATAGATCCCCTGTTGCAAACCCTACAAACAATGCGATCAACGGCATGAGAATCATATCGTTGAACCGTTGAAGGTAAGCACTCCACGTTGTGACAATACATTTTTCTCGTAGTTGTATGAATCGTTCAGCTGCTTTAAAAGGATTTTTAGGCAGTTCCATCTTCATCTGCCTCAATTCTTACTCCTTCGTTAGGAAACAACCTATCTTCTCCAGACGCTGCATCGGTATAGACGATTCTTAAATCCCAATGGATTCGAAGTAATCGAAACAAGAGATCAAGTTGAATCACATTGCCCGGCATAATGTATCGATTTACTGCATACGTGATGTCTACTCCTGTAGATTCGTCACCAATCCAAGTCCATGGACTTGAAACAGGATCAAATGGATTGCCATTAAATTGTGTGATTTCTTCACCCTCGTACAAGAGTCGACGACGAGTTTCACTTCCTTTCACCCACTCCTCTACATAAATACAGTCTTCTGGAACAAAAGTCATTGATTCATGATAGGTTTCATAATCGGATAATAGATATTTGCGTGATATCTTACCACGATCCATGCGGTGATTGAAGATTCGTTTGAGAGCATGAATAAACCTGAAAAAACACATATACTATATGTTACGGGCGACTGCGTAAGCTTCAAACTTGGCTTCGAGAGCGGCTACCTGTTGTTTCAGTCGTTCAGTAGTTTCATACTGTCGCTGAAGAGTTAGTTCAAGTTCCTTGTTTTTTTGAAGTAAGGGTGCAATGATCTCTCGTTTGAGAATCACCACTGCATTCTTAGCTACGTAGGTCGCAGAAGGCATTTGTGTATTGATTAAGATTTTAGAAGCCTGTTGCCACAGTGTAACTAGGTTCAGGAGGTCCGCCTGCTTCAGGTGCATACGGTTGCTTGAATTTCTCGAGGATTGATCCAGTTGTGAACATTTCAGTTGTATCGACTGGTTGTAAATACAAGAACATCACTTGATCAAATTGACATCCCATTGAAATCGCCGTTGCAAGGGATGTAATTACGAATGGAGCAGCAACGATAAACCATG